TAACTTATAGCGTCTTTCAGACTAGCTCAAGGCTCAAACTTACCTAAAAAGGTAAGATACGACATCGACCATCGTATTTTATTTAGATTTATACTATCTCTAGTTCAATTACACTGCTGACGGTATAGCAGTATAATTATACATCACTGGTACATTGAGGAAAAATATCAGTGAAAAATCTGTACCACACGAAACATACATATCCTGTGTGAATTGTGCATCAGTTGATGCTCCATTTATATACTCCACAACTGCTGAAGTTCGGAAACTGTCAGTATCACTTTCATCAATTGATGTGCCGTTTGTACGATTCGTTACGCTATTTGACAAAAACTTGAATCTACTGTACATAGGTAGAGATACAGTAGTACCGGCCAAATTCTTTTGCGAAGTCATAGATAATCCAGACATGCCAACATTATGAGATCCAGTATTAGCAAATGATCTCTCATAAGCGCCTACGGCACTTACTGCTGAATATTGTTCCACCAAATTATCATCAGAGTTCGTATGAGCACCTTCACTACGAGAAACTTCCAAAGAAAGTACTTCATTTGGTGCATATGGATGCACAATATAGTGGTAAGAACCCCTATTACCGACAAAACATGTAGAAAACCATGTTGTGTAATTCCATGCTGCGTAATTATAAGATTCTGGTAGCGTACTCACCAAACCAACTGCTTCCTGAAGTCCATTAGGATCATAACCTGGGTATAAAGGTTGTCGACCCAAGGTCGAATGATAAATATGGCGTGTATCAACTGTCAACGTTGAATCTCTTGCAAACCGTATATATCTTCCCATCCTTCGCATTAAACTACGTAATGAAACAATACTTTCACCCATATAAATTAAATTTGTATTAGGGTCTGCTGTTGAGGGTTTCATACCCAACTCATATCGTGATTGATCTGAATCGTAGTCAGATTGAACAGCATATGGGCTAAATGTAGAAGGAATATCCACTGGACCAGCAAACTCGAGATTCGCTGCTCCTCTAGCAAAAACCAATATATTGATGTCAGCTGATGAAACTGGACTAGTTTGCTGATTGAGTACGCGAACAGTAAGAATACCATTGTAAAATTGACCCAACCCTGAAGTACTAGTACCACTTTGAGACATTTGTGGACCCACATTCAAAGCATGTCTTAAATAACTTGTGGGTTGAGTATAAGGTACGCAAAACTCAACATCATTATCCTCAGTTATATCAATGACACGTGTATATGTTTCAGTAGTATAATCACCAGAAGTTCCAATACCACCAAAAGGAGCCCAATTGACTCGCACACGACCTCGGTGATATTTGGTGCAAATGAATTTGAAACGAAATATAATATCACCACGCCAATATTCAAAACATCTAGCTACGTGTGACATAGGTGTTGAATAAACCACCTCCGCCCCTGATATATGTTCATCATCATTGAGATTAGGTGACACTTTAACATAAAATAAACTTGTATCAATAGGATCTGCTGCTGCCCAAGAAGAATTAAATATATATGATTCCCGTTGGACAAACGAAGATATAAGTAGTTCATCTTCCACATCAGCACCTGAGATCTTCGGATCTATAGATAGTTCATTTTTTGAGTCCAAAACTAATTTCTCAATAGGCGTGCCAATGTCAGTAGCAGCCAAATTAGCGAAAGGTTTAGGGACAAAAGCGTGAACATCATCTATCACAGGGACATTAGTAAATCCAAAAAGTGCAGCTATATCAGCTACAGCACCAGCAGCATATGAAGTAGCCGTTGCAAATTCTCCAATTACAGGTAAATCTTTGAGTCTTCCCATTGTACGAGCTATTGCAGATGCAGGTCTGGATACCACACCATCATGACTATACTCGTCCTTCTTAGAATAACTACCTTGGACAGCAAGGGAAGGTGTTGGTCCTGCCACTTCAATATCTTCAGCCCATGCATAAACTAGAATTGAAATAGATTCTCCAGCTACACCATTAGCATTCAATAGTGGATTAAAACTATTCAATACAATTTGTCCCATGTTAGTTAAATCACTTGCACTGGTTGCATTCAACCAATTTTTATGATATAAAAATGGTAACACCATTTCACCACCTTGAGAATTTTGAGGATACAAATAAATATGAGGACGTTGAGAATAAACACCAAATAATTGTTCTGAAGAACCTGGACTAACATTTGCAGGATTAAAAGCAACCAAAGGAGTGTATGACATTAGGCCACATCCATAATAAAATGGTGAAGCATTTATCATAAACTTAACTTTAAGATTGCAACTAAGAAAAGCAAAATTATCCAACTTCTTCTTCAACCTGACATCATTAAAAAATAATTCCCAAGGATTAATAGTAGTATCCAAATCAGTATTTTCGAGCCAAATTTCAGTATGAATAAGTACAGGACGAGATAAAAATTTACCTAAT